TCCAAGGTTTAATGCGTACATCATGATACTCCTTTGATGCCGTAAATTTTCAGCGGTATTGCACTACTACTATCAGCAGTTGCAACAGCTGAGTCATTTAGTTTTTTTGAATAACCGTTAGAAAAAACGATTCCTGTTGAACTTGCTGTCGCACTTCTTGACTTGACATACGGATTCTGCCCAGACAAGCCATTTGGCACAATTCCATTTATAATCGAAATATCTGTTGTTTCACCAATTAATGCGAACTGGTAACTAACACAATCCCCATATCCGTATTGATTGCTTGTATCATACTTCAGTTTTATGAGAAGCATATCATAGCCGCTCAAACTAAGTGCAATCGTCTGTGCCGCAAAAGAACTTGTTGGAGAAGCATTTGTCCACAGCAATTTAGCAAAACCGTCTGGTGTTTTCCATTCCGTGTCATAATCCGTATTCGATTTTTTGACGAGGATCTGGGAGGTTGTGCCTCCAGCAGCAAGTCCCGCGCCGGTCGCACCAGTTGCGCCGCGGATGCTGACTCTTGCTCCCATATAGACATAGGAACTGTCCACATACCCGACCGGATACAGATAGTACGATCTTCGTATCTGGTCACCGACAATAATTTCCGTAGCACCGGATTCGGCAAGAACCGTTGCCAGAGAAATCCGGTAAGACGGCGTGAACCCACCCGTCGTCGTCGTGTAGGAAGACGGCGCTGTCGTTGTGCTGTACTCTCCAGCACCGCGCGGCCCCGTTGCGCCCGTTGACCCGGTCGCTCCTGTTGCGCCCGTTGCCCCGGTAGCCCCTGTCGCGCCTGTCGCGCCAGTTGCCCCAGTGGGTCCCTCCGGCCCTGTAGCGCCGGTTGCTCCGGTTGCGCCTGTCGGGCCTTCCGGCCCCTGTGGGCCTGTTTCCCCGGTTGCCCCTGTAGCGCCTGTGGCACCGGTCGGCCCCTCCGGCCCCTGAGGTCCGGTTTCTCCGGTGGGTCCCTGTTCGCCGGTAGCACCCGTTGCCCCGGTTGCCCCTGTAGCCCCGGTTGCCCCTGTAGGGCCTTCAGGACCTTCCAGTTTGCCGAGGTTAATCCAACTTCCATTATCCATCATGTAAATGTAGTACGGAGCAGATGCTCCAACATTGTACATAGTGGATTGCGGCGCGTCTTCCGGGAGATCGCCAACTGTGGCTACGGTTCCGCTAATGTACAGGCCGGTTCCGGGATCGCCCTTTTCGCCTGTTGCGCCTGTGGGGCCGGTCGCCCCGATTGGCCCTTGCGGTCCTGTAGCACCAACCGGTCCCTGTTCTCCGGTCGCACCGGTAGCACCAGCAGGCCCTTGTGGGCCAGTTTCACCCGTTGCTCCGGCAGGCCCCTGCGGGCCTGTGGCCCCAATCGGCCCCTGTGCGCCCGTTGCCCCGGCAGGGCCTGTTGCCCCTGTTGCTCCTGCAGGACCGGCTGCGCCCGTTGCCCCGGCAGGACCCGGAAGTCCTTGCGGCCCCTTGTCGCCTTTGTCGCCCTTGTCGCCCTTGTCGCCTTTGAGGTAGACGGCACCTGACGATGACGCTGGTACAGACCCGGAACTGCGCAGACCAGCCCGGATGGGCGTCTGCTGTTCAACTGTTGCGTTAATCGCCATAGCCGTCTTCCTTAATCAGTTCACTTACAGGCACGGAGAATGTCTTCGTCGCGTCAGGAAATCCGTTTGGATATGTGAACATGACCTGCCCACGAAGCGGAGAAACGTCCAACTGCATTGCGACATCCTTTGGAATAACCACCTGAATCGTTGTACTGTCTGCGATGGCTACCTCTGCCCCTGTAAACAGCATCTCCACTCCCGTGTCTTCCTGTATCAGCTTTACGACAATATCCGTTACTGTCAGCATATCGACGCCGTCTATCGTAATCGGGACGGCGCCTCTCATTCTTTGAAACATGATCTTTACTCCCGAAACATCTGCTGTTCGATTTTGACCGCTTTCGCCTTCTCGATCATCCGCTCATGCAGAAAATCGTAAAGCGCCTGCATCCCGGCAGGCGGGTCTCCAACATCCCTGCGGTAGGCAAGGATGCTCTTTTCAACTTCATTGTGCAGGCGGGTCATGTGCGTCATCTCTTCCAGAGAAAGCTGATAGAACAGTTCTGCCAGTTCCGGGTATTCCGTTTTGACCTTCATCGCCTTCACGATATATTTATCGGCATCGTGCAGTTCTTCCTCGATATACTCGGAAAGGCACTTGATTATTTTCATAGTTATCACCCCATGACAGAGAGGCGGGCAAGTAATCTTGCCCGCCCCGTTGGTTTATCAGGTCGTGCCGGTCGCCGCTACGGGCGGGTTCGTCACAAATCTGCCGAGAGCGCCGAGAATGTACTGGCTCTGTGCCGCATTGCTGAGATCATTCTGAGCGGTGCGGTACTTCTCTTCGAGAGCATCGTACTTATCCTGCAGCATCTGGGTCTTGATCGAGCAGCAGCAGGAATCCATCTGGTAGCCGAGCTGTGCGATCTGCGCCTGAAGAGAGTTGAATCTCTGTTCAGCACTCAGCTGATACACATAGCCCTGCTGCATCAGCGCGTTCGTCTGATCGTTAATCCTCTGCGCCATTTCGTAGTTGTTGTTGGCAGAAGAAAGAAGGATGTCTCTCAATCCCGTCTGCGTAGCCTGATTGTTTACAGAGTCCTGAACGAACTCCTTTGTAGCCACATCAGGCATCGCGCCTCTGCCACCGCCCCATCCGAGGCCACCACCAAAGAGGATTGCGATGATCAAGAAAGCGCCAAGCCAGTCTGAACCAAAGAAGGATGCTCCACCATTTGAGTTCATTTTCGTCACCTCATGTTATTTAGTTCTGGACTCAACGATAGGATCGATTGCCTTCGCAACTTCATCAGCGTTGAGTCCCCTTTCCTGACAAAGTTGCTGCGCTGAACCGTAGAGATCATCTAAGTTCATGCGCTTAAGCTGGGGATGACTGTTTGCCAGCCGTTTCATAAATGCCTGCGGGGATTCGCCACGCATTGCCGCCCCAATCGCCTGAAGAAGAATGTTTGTGTTCCCGTTGTTGCCAAACATGCTCATGATCGGATTCATGCGCCGTCACCCCTTCTTGAAAGCATTTCCATCAGTTCTGCCCGGAAATCATCGAAGTCCTTCTTTGTGATGTACTCGGGAGTTGCCGGTGCGGTCTCCGTTTGAAGTTCAAAATGAGCGAACGCAATCGGTGCGCTTGAACCATTCGCGTCTTTGGAAACCACGTAAAATACAGCATCATCTTTATCCATGATGACCGCGCTGCTGCTTGGCGCCATTTTGGACTGAAACTCCCGTGCCCCTTCAATGCCTTGCACGTAGTCGATGTGCAAGGGTGGCGTGGGCATGACCGGCATGGGCGCACTCTGCTGCAGTTGCTGTAACTGGCCGATCTTCGATACGAGATCGTTTGCCTGCCTCTGGTAGCTTTCGAGGTTTGTCGGTGTGTACATATTCGTCCTTTCATTCCGGCCATTGCACTTTCCGCATGATATGGCCGCAGCCTACTCGCACGTCTGTGTATATTGGGATGTTCGCCTGTTTACACTTCTCGCAGAAGTACAGGTCCTCACTCAACATCCCATGCCGGTCTTCGTAATTGACCCAGTCATACCACGGATAGCTCAGGCTCTTCAGAAGTTCCACTTTAATCAGCGCGCAGCCCATGCCGCCGCCGTGGATGCGAATCTTCTTCTCGCCTTTGGCCTGCAACGCATGCAGCTCTGTCGCCGTGTACTCCGATTCAGACGGATAGTTGAACCACGGGAAGCCCATGTCGTTGAGATACTTGCACACGTTCTGTCTCCCGCTATAGACATTGTCCGCACCGCGATGTGCGTAATATCCCAGGCAGACGTCCACAGGATCATCCAGGAGATTCTGGAGCGCGTCCTTTGGAAGCACCGTGTCGTTATCGACCATCAGGACATAATCGTAGTTCCCATCAATCGCAATCTGTACAATATGGTTTCTGGCAGTAGCACAATCGTACCCTCTTACAAATCTGAAATCGGCGGTGCATCCGCTCTTGTCCAGATCCCATATTGCCTGATATGTATCAGGGAAGATATTCTCAAAGGTCGGTACTGCGATCAGGATTCTCGGCAAGCAAAAGCCTCCTCCCATTTCATGTCGCGGTACTTCCGGTAATATTCTTTCCGGTAGCACTTCGGGTCATTGACCCAATCTTTGAACCCGGCATAATGCACGATCGCCGGTCGGTCTGTGAATCCGTTGCAGTAGCATTCATTGAACCGGGCGTCCATCTTAATGAACTTCCGGGGAGCGCCGAATTTATTCCACGCATCCTGTTCAACGAACTTGGTGGACTCTGTGTTCAGCCATCGGATGATCTGGTCTTCGATATCCGTTTTCCTGATCGCGGAAAGGTTGAACATACAGACGCCGACGTTGAAGTAGTCCATTCCCCACGGCTTCCAGTAGTTGTTGTTCCGCTCCTCACAGGCGATGCACCACTTGCCGCCCATCTTGATATCCCACAGTTCGTCGATGTTGTCGACGACTATCGTGTCCACATCAAGCTGCAAAACCTTGTCGAGATCATCCGGCAGCAGTTTGCAGTAGCATGCCCTCACAAGCGCCATGTAGGTGAACTGCGACCGCATGTTCGGGCCGCCAGCGGGAAACCACTCTTGGCCCGAAACATTAATGGTCTCAATCAGAGGCGGCAGCTTCTCCGGGAACTTGTCATCCTCGATCAGGAAGTAAATCTTGTCCACGCTGGAATTGGCGATCAGCGACTTGGCCGCGACCACCATGTGCGGGTAAAGGTTCCGAGACCCGGAATAAACTGCCGCTCTCATTTAATCAGTCCCTTCTATCAGGTGGTGCCGCCAGCAGCGCTGGAAGCGACCAGGATACCGTTGGCCTTCTTCTGGATGACAAAGCAGTCATACAGCATACGGCCCTGGACAACATGACCGTCGATGTCGGGGTGATCCGGGATGATGCGCATGGTCTCGATCTTCTTCGGAGCCACGCAGGCGCCCTTCAGGACGATCATGTACAGAACGCCGTCGGGCATGTAGGAATCGGGAACCGGCACAATGTGCAGGCCGTCGAGCCTGCCGACTTCGCCGTTCACGACGATGTTCTTGGCAAGGCTCTCCAGGGTGGTGTTCGCGCCAACGATCTGGTCGGCGAGCTTGCACTTGATGTACTCGGTCTCCTTGATGAACAGGACGCGGTTCTTGCGGGGAACCAGGGCGTTGTTCATCTCAGCGTTGTGGGTCATCAGGGTCTCAAGGATGTTGCTCTTCGTGAGAGAAACATTGTACTTGAGGAAGCCGCCGCCGGTGGAGCCGAAACCGGTCACGCCGTTACCGGCAGCAATAGCAGCCAGACGATACTGGTCGACTTCGGGGATGACCGCTTCGCGGGTCTGGCGGGCAATGACCTTGCCTGCGGCCTTCTGCATCAGGATGGAGGTATTGTTCCTCTTGTCGATGCTGCCGTTGAAGGAACGGTCACGGTTGACCGTCAGTTCCTGGTAGGAATCGCCAAGTTCGGTCAGGGTGCCGAAACGGGAACCGTCGGTCTTATCCCAGTCGTAATCCTGCATGGGCAGGACGTCGATGCTGTTGATACGAACAGTGGCAACGCCGGTCCAGTCGTAGTCTTTCGAGAAAATGCCCTCGGTGAGGGACTCTTTATAGAATGCTTCCGCTACCTTGGGGGAGCATTTTGAAGCAAAATTAATTGCCATATCTTACACCTCAATCTATGCTGTCCCACCCTTCATCGAAAGCATCGCGGCCTGCAGAAGACCCGGCCGATTTGGTGCTTCCCGTGGAACGCGCTTTGTTTTTCTTCTGCTGTTTGACATCATCGAGTTCCTTCTGGAGCTTCTTGATGTCTTCTTTCATCTTCTTGTTTTCAAAATCGCGGTATGCCCCGAGGAGGTCCCCGCCGTTTTCGTTCACGGCTTCCCAGACTTCCTTCGGGATGTCCGTTGCCTGAACGTCCGGGTACGCTTTCAGGAAACGCTCCGTCTCCTGCCGCCCTTTCTCCTGGCGTGCCGCTTCAGGATCTGCACCGGTGGTTCCCGGCATGAAGTCCGTCCGCATCTTCACGGCCTGTGCCGCTGCCGCTGCCGGAGTAAGTTCCTCGCCTTTGGCTTCCGCTCTTGCCAGCAGGGTCCGAGTCCTGGTCTCATCAATCAGAGATTCGATGTCGCCGCCCCGTGCTTCTGCCAGCTCTGCCAGAAATCCTTCGTACATCCTGAGCCGCTGGACGTCGTCTTTGATGCCGTCCCACTTCTCGCGGATGCGGTCGTAGTCCATGCCCTTCTGGGCAAGCTGAACTACTTCGTCTCTGCCGACGCTCTTCTCTTCGCCGAGGTGCTTGAGAATAAACGATTCGCCCTGGTCGGAGCTTCCCTCGTCTCCCTTGCTCTCGCCTTCCGATCCTTCGTCGGCTTCTCCACCTTCGTTCCCGTCTGCTTCCTGCTGGTCTGCATCGGCTTCTGTCCCTTCGCTTTCCTCTTCAGTCTCCGGCTCTTCTAATTCCTCGTCTCCGCTGGGCTGGCCGTCGCCAAAGTCCATCGGTTCGTCGAAATTGTCCCAGCCTTCGTTGAATGCAGCCAACGTCTCGGCTGACATATCTTCCTGGTCGGTAAGCACGGTGGTGTTTTCGTCCATGAATAATCTCCCTTCCCCGCTGGTTTTGCGGTTCCGTGTGTTGTATTTCAAACAGGACTGGTCTGCCCTGAGTGATTCCTAAAAGAAAAAGGGATACCCGCAATCGCCATATAATGACGAGTGCCGATATCCCTATGGTTGGGGAGTTGCACCCTCCCGGCTCACAGGCCGGTAGCTGACGCTATTTAAGAATCTTCGCCGGGATTCCACCGACTAATGCACTCGCAGGTACATCTTCCGTCACTACTGCACCTGCTGCTACTGATGCTCCGTCGCCTATCGTTACGCCTCTGGTAACGATTACGCCAGCACCAAGCCAGACATCTTTGCCAATGACAATCGGGCTGATGATTCGTTCCCTCGTAACAAGATCGTGATCAACCGTCGCAAGTATTACGCCATGCCCGATTAAAGCATTGTCGCCTATCCAGATGCCGCCTTGGTCTTGAAACTGGCAGCCGCTGTTGATGTACACATTCTTCCCGAAGTGGATGTTCTTCCCGTAGTCGGTGTAGAACGGCTGGCTGATTACCAGATCGTCAGGCACTTCGTCGTCGATCAGGGTCTCGATATAACTCCTGATTTCTACCGGGTTCTTGTACCCTTCGTTCAGATCGCCGCAGATTATCCGCGCCCTGTAATAGTATTCCTCCATAAGCGCCGTCCTTTTTTGACCGGAGATTTCCACTCCCCTGCTTCCCTTCGCTTCCGCTCATGGAAGATATCCCGGATTTCCACCGGCCTGCTTCCTCTCAACAAACAACGGTTTCACCCGAAGGTAACGCACCCCGCCAGCAGTCGTGTTGTCACAGAAAGGAGGTCGAAGCACATGCAAGTTACCTGTATTGAATAACTACGCATCACATGTACCAATACCTGATTCTTCTTACCAACTTCCGGCAGCATCCGTCAATATGATATTCCTCGCACTACCACCTTTTTCTTTCCGTACCCGTGCTTTTTTCCCGTACCCCATGCTGCCATGTGCATTGCCGTGCCGAAACAAATGAGAGGTTTTATGGCTGTGAAAATCCTATGTATATACCTATCGCTCGACCGCCCGTACCTTTTTTCCAGGCCCGGGGCCGGGGGCGTACCAAAATCTTCCTGGCACTCCGGCGGCTGCAAAAAAACATTATCTTTTGCCGACAACATCATCACTCTTCTTCTTCAGATGGAAATGCTGTATGCTTCCACCACTCAGCAGAAGATCTCTTCCACAACTCAGAAGCTATCCCCCACTTACCCTACCAAAAGTACTGAGTCTCGCATAATACTTATTATGTGAGACTCGTTGCAGCAGCAAATCTTCGGCCAGCTCCCACCGTCATCGGCCATGCTCCAGTCATAAGCTCTGCTTATATCTCTGATGCTTTTGTATCTTGATAAGAAGTCTAATAGCATATCCCCTATTGGAAAGAGAGAGATAGTACATGATGAGTGGCAATGTATCAGATAAAGAAGATCTTTCATTCATAAGTTCTTATATTGCACAGGCAGTACTATCTGATATGACTGGGCAGTACTACAGTAAGGATATGGTATCAGATATTACATTTATCATATTAGATATTAATATTCATATCCTGATGAGAGATCATCTCCAGCAAGCTGGATATCATATATCACTCTGGATATGAACCCCAGCGGCCATGTGAGTATTACCCACAAATTGCACAAAAAAGAGCGGCCGGAATTGTGCAAACCGTAGAAGATTCACGCTGATGGGTCATTCCCATTGACAGGGGTATTACCCAGTGCTATATTGTGTACATCCGAACCACACACACGGCCGAGCCGAAGACATCGGACGGCAGCCCACAAGGGCAGAAAGGAACACACAATGATCCCTGAAGAAATCATCAAGGCCCTGCGCATCTGCTCAAACGGAAAGAACGAAGACGGCTCCTGCACCTGCCATGACTGCCCGTACTTCTGCCGCGAATGCAACGCTGGCGAGGACGTCATGACAGACGCTGCCGAGCTGATCGAGACCCTGCAGAAAATGGTCGACGCGGAGCAGCGTGCGCGTCAGGATATGACCTGCCGCGCCATGGACGCCGAGGCCAAGATCGCGTCCCTGAAGAAGACTACCAGAGCCCGCGCCGTCAAACACGGCGATGACGAGACAATCTTCGAGTACGACAACGTCCTCGAGATCACGGCCTACACCGCCAAAGACATGGGCTACTGCAAGCGGCTGTGGCTCGACGACGGAAGAGCCGTTGACTTCTGGGCTTCGGACTGGTCGGTTCAGCAGCTCGGCTGGGTCGAAGTATAAGAAGGCACCACCCGCCTGACGATGGCCTGATGGTTACAGGCCGAAACCACCCGGCAAACTGCTGGGGCGGTCGCGGGAAACCGCAATACACACACAACTTGAAAGGAGCACACACAATGGAAACCAGAACACTAAATGCAACAATCAAATCTATTGAGCATTACAGCTCCGTCTACGATGTCTATCTCAACTATTTCACGGACGAGATGGTTGATCTCACCGAGGACCAGCGTGATGAGCTTCAGGGCGTCGATGACTACGAGGACTTCGGCTACACCGTCATCAATGACGACACCCTGGTCTTGGACGAGGGCGGCTCCGTGATTGAGGTCATGCCGCTGCAGGAGTTCTTCAACCGCACGATGGACTATCTGAAAGGAGCAGAATAATGAACGAAAGATTCAACGAGTACTACAGAGATTTCTTCAGCGGCTGCAGCGCAATTCTCACCAGGTATGAAGATGGCAATGCACATCTCGTGGTATTCAACAGAAACGGAAACATGACTCATCGGAAGACCTACAAGACCTACAGGGGTGCACGGATTGCCATGGGTCGCATGGGCGACGGCTGGTACATCGTATAAGGGGGGAGCTGCGATGATGTACTTCCTGCAGATGATCCTGATTCTGCTCTTTGATTACGAGCAGTATGAATGATTGACAGAGAGGAGAACGGAATGATATGATAGAGCATCTCACACCGAAGGGAGCACAGGCCATGGCAGATACGAAAGCACACGCAGCATGGCAAAAAGAGAACACCGTGATGGTTTCAGTCAGGCTTCAGAAGAGCACAGATTCAGACATTCTGGAGTTCCTGGACGGCAAGTCCAAACAGGCCGTGATTAAAGAAGCACTCAGAGAATACATGAAGAGCCGCCCCGAATAGGGCGGCTCTTCTGTTAGTTAGCATTTTAGTTAGCAAAATGCTGCGAGAATTGCCACGCAGACTATCTGTTAAAGCTCGCAGAACAGAGATAAATCACGCAGCAAAAACAGCAAAAAGCCCAGTAAATACTGAAAAACCGCCATTTTCAGGCGGTTTTCAGATGGTGCCGGTGGTGGGACTCGAACTTGCCGAAGAAATGCCGCAAAACCCCAGTAATTACTGGGCTGTTTCAGATGCAGTTAGCATTTTAGTTAGCATTTTGGGCGGCGGTTTCGCTCTTCTGAAAGAACGATTTCACTTTCTCCTGTGCTTCAAGCTCGCTTACAGCGGCCAGTTTGATATAGATTTTGTGCATCGTCTGGAAGTCTTCCCAGCCGCCCCATGACATGAGCTGCCGTTCGTTTATGCCCCTATCATAGCACAGGCTGGCAAAAGATCTCCTGAGTCCGTGGTTTCCTGTTTCGGTAACTCCAGCTCGCCTGCAAGTCCGCTTGGCATCGTCCAGCAGGGTGTTGGTTCCCTGCGTAACAACCAGCCCTGTCCGCAGCTTCTTTGGAACGGCAGCTAATGCGTCGTGCAGTTGCGGTATCATGATTGGAACTGCTCGAGTCGAAGATTCCGTCTTGTTCGTCTTCTTCATGACATTGCCAGCAGGCCCTCGTACCATGGCACCGTGGACAGTAATCAGATCCCTGTCCAAATCAACATGATCCCATGTCAGGCCTTTGACTTCAGACAGCCTGAGTCCGTGCAGCTCCAGCAGCAGACCGATTTCGTATGATCTCCCCTTTGCCGCTTCGCAGAACTTCAGGATCTCGTCCGGCTGCAGAAAAGAAAGCTCGTTCTGCGGAACCTTTGCCAGCTTCACATGGGGAACTGGGTATCCTGCCGCTTCTGCCGCTGGCCTGATGAATGCCCAGATGTTCTTGACATACTTTTCGGATACTTCCCCCAGCTCGTCATTGATAAGCTGCTGCCAGTCTATCTGCGGCAGCTTTTTATTTTGGTAATCTTTGAATCGTCTGCTGCAGTAGCTCTTGTACGAACGCACCGTGGCCGGAGACAGGCTCGCCTTGTTTCGTTCAATGTAGCTCTCGCACGCTTCCAGAAGAGTTGTGTTCTTCGCACTCTTCGGTATCTTCACTCGCAGTCCGTTGAGATACTCTGCCTTAATCAGATTTGCGGCATTCGTGCATTCGGTTTCCGTTCTGCCGGTCACAGGGATAGATTCGCCGTCCAGCCGTAGCTGGATAAACCAAGTGCCGCTCTTCAGTTTTCTGGCTTTCGGAACTTTCATGCTCCTCTCCTCAGCCCTGGTTCAATATCCATAATGTCCTTGGTGCCAAACAAATCATCGTTTGCCATGTGGACGATCTCGTGCTCGTAACTATCCAGCCAATGCTCAAAGTCATAGTCGCTGTTCAGATACAGCGTATAGGTCATGCCGTCAGGATTCAGCCGAACAAATGCTGGTATCGGTACTCCGAACGGCAGGACTTTGACATAGTAGTCTCTGTCTTCAAGTGGTAGGGTCATTGCTCATCCCTCGTTCATGGATTCCATAAGTTTTGCCAAGCGCCGGACTTGTTCCGGCGTATTTTTTGCACTTACACGCAGCAAAGCTCGGAGATCTTCACGATCTCTCAGCACCTGCAGCACATCAACAAGCTCATCCTGCTCATCTCGTTCTGGGCTGTCAGATTTGCATATCAGATAATCCACAGAGCAGCCGTAGAAGTCTGCGAACTTGACCAGAACTTCAGAGTTCATTTCGCGATCTTCTTTTTCATAGCTGATGTATGTGGTGTACGGCATGCCGATCTCCTCTGCCGCTTGCTTCATGTTCCAGCCCATCAGCAGCCGCAGATCTCGTAGTCTGTTCATGGCATTACCCCCTTTGTATATATTATTACACAAAAGCGGCAATAAAGCAACAAGCAATTACACGGATTTGGTAGTTTTTTCTAAATTGCGATACACTCTGCGTGTATTTTTCTACTTGCTTTTATACCACGAGTATAATATACTGTGTGCAGATACACCGAGAGTGTATCGCCTGAAAGGAGGTGCCAAATGAAGTATCCGAACATTGCAGCCGAGCGAGCACGCAACGGCATGACAATGGACGAGCTTGCAGCCCATCTCGGCGTAACCAGAAAAACGATCTACAACTGGATTGATGCCGGGAAGATCCCGCAGGGGAAACTCGCTGCCATGGCAGAGCTGTTCGGTGTAAGTGCCGATTATCTGCTTGGCCGTTCAACCGAATGATACCGCAAACCCTGTACCAAAATTTACCCTGCATTAGAGGTACGCACACATGAAGCACTTAGGTGACATCACACAACTCTCTGGCTACGAACTCCCTGTTGTTGACTGCTTAGTGGGCGGTAGCCCCTGTCAGGATCTCAGCGTGGCTGGAAAGCGAGCAGGCCTTGACGGCGAACGATCTGGCCTGTTCATGGAACAAATCAGACTTGTAAAGGAGATGAGAGAAAAAGATGGACGATCTGGAAGGTCAGGTTACCTGGTTCGACCTCGGTATCTCATTTGGGAAAATGTCCCCGGAGCTTTCAGCTCCAAAAACGGAGAAGACTTCCAAGCCGTCCTTGAAGAAATCGTCAAAGTCGTCTGCTCAGAAGTTCCCCCTGTTCCTATCCCTGAAAAGGGATGGCCAAAAGCAGGATGCATCAGCGGAATGGGTGACAGCGGAAGCCCCTTTTCCATCGCTTGGAGATTACACGATGCTCAGTTTTGGGGAGTGCCCCAGAGAAGAAAACGCATCTCGCTTGTCGCAGATTTTGGAGGATTCAGTTCCCCAGAAATACTCTTTGAGCGTCAAGGCCTGTCAGGGAATCCTCAGCCGTGCGGCACGCAGGGGCAAGGAGCTGCCGCCGGAGCTGAAAGCCGCCTTGGAACAGCAAGCGGCATTGTAAGCAAAGGCAACGGAGAAACATTCCTGTCCGAAGAGCAGCATATGTCTTTGTCCACAGGCGGCGGTCAGGCTGGCCAAGGATATCCATGTGCAATGGTGAAGCAGCCAATTCTTCTTGAAAGCAATCAAAACCACGCTACGGTGCAGACGGACGGAGTATCAACAGCTCTACCCGCTGCGATGGGAATGGGCGGCAATGTCATGGATGTAAGTGTTGACAAAACGGCAACAGTAAGAGCACAGGATCACGGCCATCCCCCATCCGTGCTGCAAAGGCGGTTCTCAAATGTGACTGTATCTGACGGAGAAGTCAGCCCCACGATTGAAGCTGGAGCTGGAGAAGGCGGTAACAATCTGCCGATGATCCTTGCAGGAACATTCAACCAGATCAGCCAGAGCGCCGGATACAAAGAAGACGATGTTTCCGTAAGCGTCACAGTAGCTGGCGGTTCTTACGGCGGCTGCGGCGGTGCCGGATATCAGCAGGGCTACTGCTTTGATAGACCAAGAGTCAGCAAACAGACTTGCGCTTTCCATCTTACTCAAGATCCGATCTCAAGTGGTGACGCTACTCCCTGCATTTCTCAGGGCAGCACAAACGGATGTGCAACTGTTGGAGTTGCCTATTACACAACAAGCAAGGCTTCATATCACACGAAAGCCGAAGAGAACATAGTTGGTTCCCTTGTTGCAACAGATTACAAAGATCCGCCAATTGTGACGGCTGTTGATTGCAGAAACGGCTTTGAGAGCATCAGCGCAAGCGGCTCACTCCAATCTGCAGCAGGTCACAATCTGAACAGCAACAACGTCTGCCGAGTTAACAGCATCTTGCGCCGATTAACGCCTTTAGAGTGTGAGCGTCTGCAAGGCGTGCCAGACAATTGGAGCAAATATGGCATTAATGAGAAAGGCGAAGTGTATGAACTTCCAGACTCGGCAAGATACAAACTCCAAGGTAACGGAATAGCAACCCCATTTTGGAAATGGATGATGAAACGGATCTCTGCCCAGTACGAACGCACGCCAACACTCGGCAGCCTATTCGACGGCCAGGCCACTTTCCCCATGATCTGGGAAAGCATCAACGGCAAAGGATCTGCTCTCTGGTCAAGTGAGATAGAGAAGCATGCCATCGCCGTGGCGAAGTACCATTTCCCTGAAGAATAACGCACACGAAAGGAGAACACACAATGTCCATTCTGATAACAATCCCTGCAGACCATGTCTGTATACCCCTTGAGGAATACAACGCCTTACACGAGCGTTTAAACAGCCTTAAAGAGGACTTCCATGACCAGCTCCGAGATCAGGCTGAACTCATTAAGCGTCTGAACTGGACGATTGAAGAAAAGAACGACATCATCGGCGATATGACTGACGATCTGGAAGATCTCAGGAAGCAGCTCGCCGATACCGCCTACAAGCACTTCACCGCCAACGAGAAGATCCTGTCATTGCAGCAGGAGATCGCCATGCTGAACGATGAACTGTGCAAAACCGATACCATCAAGGAGATATCAAATGCCGAAATTGAAAGAGCCGAAAAAGCCCTTTGAGGAGATCGTCCGGCTGCTGAAAGCATACGATCTCGGCTCGTACCGAAAGTTGGCCGATGTGATCTACCGCAGCGACTATACCGCTGGCAGCAGGCTTAGAAACCCAGGGGATCTCACCCTGAGCGAGCTTGCGATGATCTGCAAGAACGGCCATATCCCTGCGGACGAAATAAGGGAGGCGATCAAGTTCTCATGATGACCGATTGGCAGAAAGCATACTACAAAGATACCATCTACACACATCTGGACTCCATCGCAGAGCGCGTCTGCACTTTCTGCAAGTGGAAGTCCGAGTACAAAGATCCTGACGATCTTGAAAAGGCCAAGTGCAGCACATGTAAGATCTTTGAGATGGTTGAAGATGTAAAGGAGGAAATAGATGAACTTTGATACAGGAGTATCACGCTACATCATCGGCGTCGGCACCGTAAAGAACTACTTCCCGGTGGATCACCGTGGGAACGAATACACCGTGTGCGAGCATTGCGATTTCTACATCATGCGGAACAGGCGCTGTGCTCTGACGAACGAGCTCCTGCCGTTCCCGACAACGGCCAGAGGCCGCGAATGCCCACTCGTGCTCCAGAAGGGAGAAGACGATGGCTGATAATTACTTTGTTCAACTGAACTCCGTCAATGTCAGCGGAAAGACGGAGAAGAAGAACGGCCTGACCTATCTCTCGTGGGCATGGGCATGGGGCGAAGTGAAGAAGCTCTATCCTGAAGCAACCTACACGATCTACGAGAACGCAGACGGCTGGTTCTACCACACAGATGGGAAGACTTGCTGGGTGAAGACAGGGGTAACTGTCAACGGCATCGAGCACATCGAATATCTTCCTGTGATGGATTTCAAGAACCGCAGCATTCCTGCTGACTTGGTAACGAGCTTCGATGTCAACAAAACCATCCAGCGTTCCCTGACGAAAGCGGTTGCTCGGCACGGACTCGGCCTGTATGTCTACGCAGGCGAAGATCTCCCAGAGGGCGAAACCGAAGAGCCGCCGAAGAAAGCAGCGGCCAAAGAACTCACTTTCAAGTGCTCACGCTGTGGGCAAACCATTGAGCCGTACTACAACGGCGACGGAGTGGAAATCACACCGGCAAAGCATGCAGCCGGAAGCAAAGCGAAGTTCGGCAAAGTCTTTTGCCTGGACTGCATCAACGAATACATCAACGGAGGTATAAAGAATGCTTAATGTTTGGACAGGCATCGGTCGCCTGAAAGCAAAGCCTGAACTCAGGACTACCAACGAAAGCGGCAAGAGCGTCTGCAGCTTCACGCTGGCCGTGCAGCGGGATGTCAACCGCCAGTCTGGCGAGAGAGATGTGGACTGGATTAACTGCGTGGCGTGGGGCACCACAGCCGAGCACATCAGCCGCTACTTCGACAAGGGAGATCCCATCGTGGTCATCGGTCGCCTGACTACCCGGCAATGGGAAGACATACACAAGCAGACCAGAACCGCAACGGAAGTGGTTGTAGACCATTGGTACTACAGCATCCGGCAGAAGGATCGCAGCCCCGGCGTCACGGTTGACGAAAACGCAGGAAGTGCTCCGTCCAGGCCTCGGTCAAACAGGCAGGCTCGCTTCACGGAGATCGCCGATGACGAAGAGCTTCCGTTCTGAGCCGCCCACTCTGGAAGCGGTCATTGCTTATGCCGAAGAGATCAACAGCCCCTCTGATCCTCTGAAGTTCTATCTTCATTACTCCAACAAGGAGTGGAGAACAAGGGATGAGCCGATCCGTGACTGGAAAGCTCTCTTCCGCTACTGGACGGCAGAAGATCGGAAGAAGCCGAAGCAGACCGTTTCCGCTGCGGAATACCATGCCAGAATGAAGCAGATCGACCCTGAGAAGCTGAAGTACATCTGCGAAGTGTTCGGCATTGATTACGAAGAGGTGATTTCACAATGTACTATCTCGGAATAGATCCCGGTGTGTCCGGCGCGTTCGCTCTTCTGGAGAACACCGAAGTGCAGCTCGTCAGCCCATTTGATGAAAGCGTGTTCCTTGATACCATCGCATTTCTCTCCAAAGAGCAGCAGGCTACCAAGTGCTGCATCGAAAAAGTTGGTGCCATGCACGGGCAGGGAGTGACGAGCATGTTCACTTTCGGAATGAACTACGGCTGGCTGAAAGGAGTCCTGGACCTCGGAGAAATCGCATATCAGGAGATCCCGCCGAAGACATGGAAGAAAGAATTCTCCCTAAACTCGGACAAGGCAAACTCCATTGAAGTCTGCAGACGGCTGTTCCCTGGTACCAGCCTGTTACGCACACCGAAATGCAAGAAGCCGCACGACGGCATTGCCGAAGCTCTGCTCATGGCAGAGTACGCAAGAAGAAAACTCTAACACACAAAGGAGACGCACAACATGTCCACAAAACCTATTTTAAGACTTGACCCGAGCATCTTTAACTACACACAGTTTGAGCTGGATCTCCGTAAAAAGATGGCAAAAGAGAATCTGACCATCTACTCCGTATCCACAAAGGTTCTCTATCGTAGCGAACCGTATCTCAGCGGAGTTCTCCGCAGGAAGAACATGCCGACTCCTGTCATGTTCGCTCTGTGCGACAGATTCGGACTCAGGGCAAAGGATTACGAGATTGTTCAGGAACCCGTAATTGAAGACAAGCCGTTGAAGTGTGAGGGCTGGACGGGCGAGATCTCTGTTAATCTGAATGCCAACGCTGCAGCCGTCACGATCTTCAAGGACGGCATCGAAAAAGTCAGAGGTCGTGCGATCATTTTCAACACCAGCGATTCCGGCATCATGCAGGCAATCAGCTATGCCGCACACATGGCATATAAGCTCATGCAGCAACGGGAACTTGAGGAGTAAGCCATGCAGAACTATGAAGAATATCGCGATCATGTTGGTATCACGCAGTCCATCATGGTATCTCTGCTCAGGCCGTACTTCCCTTCTTTCACCAAGTCCATCGCAGCCATCTGCAACAAGCCGCACAAGTACGGAGTTTCCCTTTGCCCTGAAGCCGAAGCCGTCCTGATCGAAACATTCGGCCCCGGCCCCGGGCTGGCTCACCCTGATGCCGATTGCGATCTGCCCATGCCGAAACGCAGGCGGGAGAACCGCACTCGTGGGAACAGGATCACGGTCTGGATGAACGATGAACTCTATCTCCGGCTGATAAGCCTGAAGACGACAAACGAGTTCCCCAGCATTCAGGCGTTGGCCGAAGCCGCTCTGCGTGACTTCATTGAGAGGGCAAGCTATGCCGAAAGCAATTACTGACCGAGAGTTCGGCGACATCAAAATCTGCCCTGTCTGCGGCAAACGCTTCAATGTCTTCTGCTACGAAGATTGGGTGTACCGCAAGGACATGTCCGAGAAGACAGGCAAGGATGCCAGAAGCAAACGGCTGCTCTTCTGCTCGTGGGGATGCCTGCGGAAGTGGGAGAAGCAGCGGGAAGAAGAGATGAAAGCTCGCAGGAGAAAACGCTATCTCGGAAGAGAGTAATAAAAAGTGCCGCCCCGGCACACACACAAATCGGGGCGGCTGTATCTGAGACGCACACACTCAGAACACACGAAAGGAGTATACCACATGGAAGAACTATTTGCAAGCTATGAAGCTCAGGAGCGTGAACTGCTCTGGAAGCACCGCTGGGTAGGCTTGTTCTACAACTACCTGATCGCCGGATTGACAGTTGCCCTGTTTGCATCTTTCATCAAGTGGGCAATCGACATCAAGATCGACCGACAGGCATCGGATCGTGCCGCTGCCGCTCTTGCGAACTATCAGGCCGAGCAGAAGGCTGCTGCGGAGGAAGAAGCCAAAGCCAAGGAGCTGCTGGCAAGAATAGACGCAAACCAACAAATAGAGGAAGCGAAGACCGTAGCGAAGGCAATCTATGGGATCAGAAATTTCATAGATAAATATTGCTACTCGAACGACGACATCGAGACCTATGTATGGTGCATGCTCAACCGGGCAGACTACTCAGGGGACGATCTCGAGCATGTAATCTCGGCGGCCGGGCAGTTCCTCGGTTACAGCGACAGCAATCCCATCGTGAAGGATTACTACGACATTGCTCTGCGCCTTGTGAAAGAATGGCACGAGAATGAGATCCGGCCGGTCGCATCGGACTACATCTTTGCGGAGCTTGATGTCGACGGCGTCTGGCTGAGGAATCAGTACAAGGCTGACGGCTATACGCGCAGGTGGC